TACGTCAATTGTTTATTTCAATTTTTTATGAAAACAATAACAGAAAAATTGATATAAAATATTGTTCACTATAATTACAGTACGAACATGAAGGTAGAAGATGTTATCAAAGCAAATAATATTTTCGTAGATAATATTAATCAATTATTACACAATGAAGGAGTCGAATTTAACAGTCGGTTACAAATCATTATAAGTCATTTGAACCATTGTTTATACGAGACTAACATTGAATATACTTTGATAAATGAATCCACAAGTAATAACATACTCCAAATGATACACTCTGTCAGTATAAACAAACACGAATTGTTTCAAATATTGTTTATGTTTTATTGTAACAAAAAAACGAAGCTCGATTTGGACCAATATTACACACCATTTACAATAGGTGAATTCATTTGTAATTTGATGAAACCCGGTGGTTCAGTGATAGATCCAGCTTGTGGCACTGGTGATTTGGTGAAGAATTACAAAGGACAAATTACATTATGGGACATTAGTCCCGATGTATTAGATATTTGCGATCAAAATTACAAAATGAATGAAAAACAATACTCTATTTCGTGTTTGAATTCACTGGAACAACATGACAAAGACAATGGAGTATATGATTATTGTTGTTTGAATCCTCCATTTGGCAGTTCGACGTTGGTGAAAAACGGTGAAATATTGAGTCATTATACACTAGGAAAAAATAAGGTAAAAGAGGAAATTGGGATCCTCTTTATCGAACGTGCAATGCAATTGGTGAAAGACAACGGAATTGTATTCATCATCGTTCCAAACGGGTATTTAGGAAATTCCACAAAAAATATAAAAGAATTAAAAGCATATTTGATGTCATATCGAATCATCGCAATATTGGAGCTTCCTGGGAATACATTTTCGCGAAGCGGGACAGGTGTGTCGACAAGTCTTTTGATCGTTCAAAAAACACGGTGTTCATCGAACTACGATATCTTTATCGAAAAAATCGTGAATATTGGGTATGTATTAAATAAAAAGAATACACCGTATAAATACAAACGAGTACAAGGAGTATATGTCACGGAAAATAATAAACCTATACTAGATAATGATTTCGATAATTGTTATCGCAGGTTCTGTAAATTCGCACATGCACAAAGCATAGAACAGTGTGTTCATTATGACGACCATAGTGTAGAATATGAAACGGTGAATACGTCTTCAATAAAAAATTGTATGTTAGATATTAATCGATATTTGTCGATATATAAGAAAATTATCACGGAACATATTCAACAAAAAAGTAAAACAATTAAAGAATATATTCAAAAGGTGAATGAAAAATTCGTGAAACTAAACGATAATGAATATTTGTATTTGGACATCAAGCAAATAACGACGCCGATATACAACAAAACGAATATGCTATATGGATACGAGTTGCCAAGTAGAGCCAAATTGGCAGTAAAAAAACATGACATAATCGTTTCCAAGTTAAAAGGAAAAATAACATTTACTATGATTTTGAGCGAAGAACCAAATATAGTTGCAAGCAATGGTTTCTGTTTATTACGACCAAAGGATTATCAAAGTGGGTTGATAATTTTCGCCAACTTATTTAGCGATGATTTCCATATTCAACATAATTCTCTTTGCACGGGTAGCATCATGGAGACCATTTCAGAAAGCGACATTGAAAAAATACACATATACGAAAACATAGACACACAGAAATACGAAAACATCATAAATGCACTTGTTGTAATAAATCAATTGTAATACTTACCTTGAACACTTTTACCTGACATACTCCTATAATTCAATTAATTCTCGAAAGTTGTTGTTCATATTCATCTTTGGTCCAAATGCCGTTTAAATACATCAATCGCAATCCGTCCTTCATGATATCGACTTCGGTATATCCGCCTTGTTTTCTATTGCAATCGCAATGTCCCCAATACATATTGGTTTCGACGAATCTCTTATTCGGATCACGATGGCATATTTCCATAAAGTTCTTGGCTGATTTGTAATCCGATTCATATTGTGTATAATCCAAACATTCTCCACAATATTTGCAAAAACATTCTTTCTTTTCGATAAACGGTAAATAATCCTTGATTTTATCGAAATCACCTTGCGGAAAGTTGGTAAAATTCACGATTTGCAATATGAGTTCTTGAACGGCTCCAATCAATTCGCTCGGGAAGCAATGGTCTTTCGGTCTAATTCCCATAGGGGCTGGATATGAAGGAGACTTTTCAAACTCTTCATTGGTGATATCTACTGGAGGGCTCCATCGAGTCGCTCTATTGAAAACGGGATCACCGATACGTTGATGCTTCGACAAAGTAAGCTCTCCGCTCTTGAATTTTTTATATTTATCAACATTTATTGTGTGAATATTACCTTGCGCCTGCAAAATTTGAAACACCTTGTCCTCGAATATTTTGCGGGTTTGCTCGGAAATGTTTTTATCTTTTTGAATTTTGGACAATATTTCTTTGAGTTGCGACACCTTTTCACGGTGTTTAAATTCGTCTACATGAATAGGTTGAGGGTATTTAGACAAATTTAAAAACCCACTCTCGTCGGGAGTGACAAAAGAGAAATATTTTTCGAAATCTTGAAGAGGCATATGAAAACACCTGCAACTGGTGAAAGACTGTAATGTATATTTTTCACCATCGAATGCATGTATTTCACACGGAACACCTTCGACATAGAGCCATTCTTCGTTCTTGGAGTATGAATCCCTGGTTACATACTTCAATAAACCGGTTCTATCAGGTACGCAAAATGATGTCATTGTTCGAGAGTGCTTTATTATATATATTCTTTTTTTATAGGCCACATAACTAATTTTTTGTTTTTAATATTGAAAAAAACAAAAAAAATGAACACAAAATCAATCCACAATTACGATTTCACTCTGCATATTTGCCGAAAACTCTTGGTAATACTCTATTTTAGAATTCTCCAAAACTCGTAGCAATAAAAAATAAGCTGATTTATAATCATTCATATCGATAAACAATTTCAAAAGTCTTTGTGTGTGTATCAAATATCTTGGTTGATCCATTATAGTATATTATATAACCCTTTGAAAATAATTTCAGAAGAATCGATTGCATTTTTCAAACAAGATTCAACCATAGCTTTATCCGAAATATTGATAAAGGCGATTCTTATTATACTAAAATCATCGTGAGGGTGTTTCTTTTGGAAACCGCAAAATGATAACAATTTATCGGCTTTATTTGTTGTATCGAAATACTTTTGATAAAGTAAATATTCCAATACTTTTCCTACAGTGTAATCTTCATCATACAATGTAATATCATATGAGTATTCCATAGCGACTTCGCTAGCAAATATATTAATACTCTTCGATTCCAACAATTCGCCTAATTTTTTAAATTTGTCAATGAGGATCTTACAAGCAATCTTCGGTATTTCCTTGTTTTCGTAAAATCCAACGGACCTCAGCACAAAATCAAAGCTATTTTCTTTAAAGTGTCTTTGAGCATCCAATATATAAAAGTTTTTCTTATGAAACTCGATTTCTTGTTTTGATAATTCCTGTGATCTCAATTGCGCTTCGTATTTTTCCCATTCAATATTTACTTTTTCTAAATCGACGCTGTTTCCATAAGCACATTTCGAAACAACATTAAACATACTGTTTTCCTTGGCATTGGAAATAGAGAATTCACATGTTAAATGGATTTCTTCACCTGGAATAGAATTACTAATCTTCGGTCTCAATCGTGCAAAATCAATATATTCATTTGTCAATGGGTCCGGTGGAAATATCTTTTTGATCTCCGTTGCGTCAATTTCTTTATCGGGTGTCATTTTGTTTTTGATTTTAAAATCTTCAGTAGTGACAAACTTCACTTCATCACTATCATTTTTCACATGCACCTCAAGCATATACTTATCAGGTAACACATTAATATCTTTGTAACTCATATGAACTGGAATACAACTCAAGCGCTGTTTCAATATTTCGTTATGTTGACGGGTGGTATTCTTGATAAAGGTGCATTGATTCGTTTCAAATGTTTCTGTTCTAAATACCACACATGGGATTTCAGACATAATAGTTCGACGCAAAGCATTTGCAATGCTGACATTCAAGTTACTCAATGTAAATTTATAAAGACCATTATTTTCACTTATTTCAGATATTTTGGCTTCCATATATACTTATATTGAATATAATAACCTAGATTATTTAAATCAATTTTTTATATTTTAACCCAATTCAAATTTTCGAAATTATTCAATATAGATTTCCATTTTTTATGTTCCGGATGTTTTTTTACAAACTTGTTTATGTTAAATACTCTGCCACAAGATGAACCGAATCTTCCATAAAACTCCTGATTTATCGCCAAATTCGTATTTGTCACTTTACCATCTGTGCATCCAGCAGGAACGTAACCATATAATGGGTCATTCTCATAATGTATACATACACATCGACCTTCTTTATTGATTTTATGATCTCTGCTATCATAATGATCGCTCAATATAGTTTTTGCATTGTTCACGTTTATTTTTCCGTTATATTTATCAAAGAGTAAATAACGAAGACGTAAATTACGCGCCCCGCTGCTTTCATTGTGGTCTTTATGTGAAACATCAGTGGTTTCTAAAATTCGCATTTTTGGATCCATCACACTATTCATTCCATAATAGACGCCATTTTTGGTTTTCTTTTTATTATGATGATTCAATCCAAGCTCCAATATCATAATTTCATTGGTATTCATGTTTCCGAGAAGCCATGAACAGGGATAATCACCTGCATTGTTTTTCAACATAAGAGACTCATAATCATCCAATGTATTACAATATTGCATAGCAGTTCTCAATCGACAAAAATAAGGACTACCGAAATCCAATTTATATTTCGTTTGACTAATTGTGGTTTCACAACCTAAAATACCCGACTTTGAAATGAACCAATCCGAAGAACTCGCCACAAATCCAGGAGATGTTTGCATGGTGAATTCATATCCATCTATAGGTGTCACTTTCATCACAATATTTAATAAAGAAGCTGTGCCAAAATCGGAATGTGTATTGTGAGCCATCACAATCTTACCATCTTGTGTTGCATCTCCAACTGCAATAAACGCGCTACATCTTTCGCCAGTTTGTCCCTGATAATATTGATACATGGACAATAGTGCATTAGATGCAATCAAAAATTCAATACTGATATGAACGCCTTTTGCTTTGGCGCCATCAACAATACCCCGCAATTCTTCGTATATTTCGAAATGATTGTTTTTGATAATATTATACAACATTCTTTTACACGTTTCGATATATTGATTCAGCGATGTTTTAAAATCATTTTTTACAGTAAACTCGAGAACTTTACGTGAACGTTTCAATTCTTTATGTAATAAATAACCATGTGCATAACCTCTTTCATAAGGTTCGCCGTAAATGTGGATATGTATCCATCCTTCTTTTTTACATAAGATTTCTCCATTTACTTTTCTACTTTTTCGCGTTTTATTGTTACGTTGTTTGGTTTTCTTCGTCATTTATAATATAATTATAAATAAATATATTATAGTAAAATCTTATATATTACAGAGTGGTAAATGATAAACAAATATACTACAAAAAATAATACGAACGCCAATAATGGATTGAGATATGACAAAAACCCTAATAATAGAATCATGCAAACAACATCTATTCCGAATGTTTTGATACTGTTATTCACATAATTCTTCATATTTCCTCCAAAAGAATATAACATTAAATAACCCAATGCAAAAAATGTTGGAAAAGCTGGTAATATAGAACATGCTACAGTATTTTTCTCTTTACTAAAATGATATATCAATGTAACTAAAGCTCCACCTAGTAAAAAATATAATATATACATAAAATCGATAGCCATATATATTGAATAACTATATTAAACTAAAAAAACATGCTTAACAAAATCAACAATGCGATAATAAAAGGTAATAATACCAAAATCCATGCAATGACGGAAGCGCCAGCACCACACATCAAGTTCAAAATCCATGTCCAGAACACGACATAAATTATTTTCAAAACGAAAATGAAAAATGTGCTGGTAACATCACAACTGTATTCACCTAAGCAATATGTGTTTACATTACCGTAGTTTTGAATATAGGAAACGAGAACAAATATCAAAGAAATAACTAAATAAACATACGCAGGGGTACACAACTTTTTCAACAAATCCATATATAATTAAAAAATATTTTAATACGAACCAGTGAGTGAATTATATAAGGCTGGCGTTTGAGCAATGGTGCCGACTTGATTCAAACTACCGCCATTTGCATCGAAATTTCCCATTAAAGTGCCGATCATTCCACCTCCCCTTATTTTACGGCGTCTATTGGTTCTAGATTTTCTAGTTTTGCGTTTACCACCTTTTAATTTTTTATTGCTTCTGCTTTTGCTCTTGGTATTTTTTGTTTTATTATAAGAAGGATGTAAGTTGAAATTGTATCCACCTCTCATCTATATAGTATAAAGACAAATTATTCTATGTCAACGTGAGTTAGCATATGACGTCTGCAACATGGGTCAAGTAGCAACAGTTCATCTAATACATGTCCTTCAATCGTTTTATCATTATGTTCTTTCTTCAAATATTCAACTCTATCTAAAGATTTACTTTCTTGAATTTTACGTTTACGCACTTCACTCAAATAGTATCTGTATTTGTTTGCCAAAACATTACCACATGTGAAACACTTTACCGGAATGATCATTGTATATTATAATAGTATACTTATATTTTTCAAATCAATTTTTTATATATATAATTTATATGAGCGTATTAAAAAATAAATTTTGGAGAACCATCATTTTTTTCATGTTGATATTGGTTCTATCATTGATTATTGGGTTTTCCATTAAAGAAGGTTTAGAGTATACACCAGACGCTATTGTCCAATATCACGATACAATTAAAGATATTCAAGCGCAAAATGAGGAAGATGCAGGATATTTTGAAAACAGTCCCGATAAATTTTCCGATGACTCGCTTTTCCAAGGCGAAAATATCAACAATCGACATAAAATGTCTTCGAACTTTGTTCCTACATATGAAGACTCTGTATTTTTGAGTAAAACATCATCCATTAGCCATTCATTTCCAGTAACACCATCTTCATCGATTGCCGCTGGATTTTGTCATTATCAACAATCGAATCCCATGGGAACTGAACAAAAATGTTTAGAAACAAAACACGATACATGTGCTTCGACTGATTGTTGTGTCTTATTAGGCGGTGTCAAATGTGTTTCTGGAAATCAACATGGACCCACTTTAACATCTAATTATAACAACCCCGATACGCAACATGCCGATCATTATTATTACAAAGGTAAATGTTACGGCAATTGTCCTTCAATACGCATGTAAATATATTAACAAAAGCATATATTTACATTCTACCTTGTTTCTTCAACTGAGATGCCTTCATCAAAGCTTCCTTGAAAGTAAAATTCTTATTTTTATTATGTTCTTCGTGGTATACCTTCTTGACAAACATTGGCCAAGAATTCTTGGATTTGTTTTTACCGTTGTTCTTGCTTCTATTTGAACGCGTCTTGCGATTAGAGGTTCTACGACGTTTGGTGAAAGCCATTATATATTACATATACATATTAATATTTCACTGTTTTCTTTTTTGTTAAATCTAAGTTCTCGCTATGTATATTCAAATGACACGATTCACATACGGCCATCAAATTCGCCACATGATTTTTGTGATGACTGCCAATATAACCAAATTCATTTGCTATCTTTTGTGGATTAATATGATGAACTTCACTAGATAATTCAGTAGAACATATTTCGCAAACAGAACGTATTTTTTTTGTATTATATGCACTTGACTTTTTAGAAAGTTCTCCTTGTTTACTCGGGAAATATTTATTTCGAATGGCATATGCGCTTTCAACAAAAGCATCATCTAAATACAATGATTTACATACTTCGAGTCCATAATTAGAGACTCCTGAACCTGGCTTCAATTTACGATCATATATTAACCGCCCTTGCTCTTTATCAAAAACCACGTGCATATGATACAAGTGTAAATTCGTCAAATCATTTATTTCTTGATAATTAACGATTTCGTGAAAATGCGTTGCAAATATAAAACTACTCTTACTTGCAGATATTTTTTGCAAAGACGCCACAAAAATACTCAATGCAGACTCCGTTTCTGTTCCACTACATAATTCATCACCTAAAATTAGACTATTTTCATCAGCCATCTTTAAAATGACGCGCAATTCGGAGATTTCAACAGCAAACGTCGACATACCCTTAAACAAATTATCATTTCCCAAAATACGTGAATATATCGATTTATATGGTTTATAACAAAAGCGCGAACATGGAACAAACATACCGCATTGTGCTAATATTACCGCAATACCTATCGAACGAATGAAACTCGTTTTACCCACTGCATTTGTGCCGTATAATAACATACCATTTTGGTCTTTGATACCAAGATGTGTGTCGTTGGTCACATATATTTCGTCATTTTGTAAATGTTCGATTAGACAATGCCTCAATCCTTCAACATCAACAAAGGATGTTTCATTAGATTGTATTTCTGGTTTTACATATCCATATTTGCATGCAATATACGCTTTATTAGAGAGAACATCAATACGACAAATAAAATCACATATATCGCGGATAGATTCGATGAAATCGGTTTTGATTCGTTCAATTATTTCGCCATATATTTTTGATATTAAATTGTTAATTGTATTTTGAAGCGCTATTGTTTTATGTAACGTTTGTAATAAAAGAGGAAATTTCAATTCAACTGAATTAGAAGATGCCTTTTCAAATGTAATATCATTCAACGAGAACTTGTGTCCCATTATTTCTATGGTTTTGTCTCGTTTTTCACTTATTATTTTTTTCATTTTATTACTTCGAATGGTGGTCATTTGCAAACTCTTTCCCGATTTTTCCGTTTCATGTATTTTTATTGTATCCGTTTTTTCATGCGCTTCTTTGATCATGAAGTCATTTAAAAATCGTTGTATATCTATGAATAATTGTTCATTGTGATTCAACTCTTCATATGCATTATCCAAATCATGCGACACTCCTTTTTGAATGATATTTATATCAAAGGTTAATAAACTATTCACACGTTTACAATTTTCAATGATTAAATTTTCGTTCAAAAAAGAGTATATTCCGTCGATTTTCCGATACAGGTTCTCATAGTTGTTTTCGTAATTAGTAAAAATTTGAGGAAAGTATTGAAATAAAATTTTATTTGTGCATTGACAAACATGAATCGATTGAAATAGTTGATACAAATGATTCGGATATGCTTTGTTTATATACACTTGACGTATGATTTTCTCGATGTCATAACAATCTTTCATCAAAGTTCTCATGTTTTGCACTTTTTCGATATGATTCATCAGCAATTCAACGGAATTATATTCATTTTGCAACCACGTTTCGTCAAAAACCGGATTCGTCAACTCGTAATGAAATAAACGTTTACCCATATTGGAACAACATTTATTAACAAATCGACTCACAGAAGA